GCGACAAATAATAATAAAGAATAACAAAAATTGTCAGCCACTTTCGGCTATTCAGATACTAGGCGAATTGAAATACACAGTTTACACGCCAGATATAAACTGGAGGTGCAGAGTCAATTTATATTCGCAGACTACCACTATGCGATACTTTTATTATACACTATATATAGTATATTGATGTTTATTCTTCTATTAATCCTGTAACTCTACGACCTTGTCTAGCAGCACCACCAACAGGAGCAAACCTAGATTCTTCTTCTCTTTCTAATCTTCGTATTTCCTCTAGTTCTTCAGGTGTTTGAAATACTGCTGCTTCTGTAAACTCTGTTAAACCAAACTGACCTACAGGTTCTCTACCTTCTCTTTGTTGTAGTTCTTGTATTCTAGGTATTTCTGTTTGTGCTTGTGTAAATAATCTTCTAGCTTCTTGTTGTGATAATCCAGATCGTTGTATTCTTTGTGCTTCTTCTAATGATATAGTAAACCCTGCTCTAGCTGCTTCTCCACCAATCTGTGCAGAAGTAATCTTACCTGCAACTATATCTTCTCCTACTGTTGGATCTAATGCACCAAGAAATATTGATTGCTCATCTAAATTAATATCAAATTCATCTGCATAAAATTGTTGTACCTGTGGTATGTTCTCTTGTATTCCACGATATACTGCTGCAACTCTTTGTTGGAACTCATTAGCAGATACTTCATTTTCTAATAAACTAACAAACCTATCTTGCAATATGTTTAGTGATGTTGCTCTAGGTATGCCATACTCTGCAAGTGTTCCTATGTAAGAATCTTCTAATGCAAAATAAGTAACTTCATCATATCTAATTTGTCCTCGTTCTGTTTTATTACCAGGAAATATATTATCATAATTAGGGTCTTGTCTTGTTTGACTTATAGCTTGTTGTGCATCTCCTGTGTTTTTCCAATAACCAACAAATAACTGTATAAAACTATCAGGTAAACCTGGATATAAAGCTCTAGCTTTTTGTAATAATTCTTCCATTATGAATTAGCTCCTAACTGTGGTGCAATCTGTCCTTGTCCTATACTGCTTTGTAAATCATTTAAGGCTTGGTCTTGTACTCTTTCAATACCTTGTTCTATACCTTTTTCTCTAAGTGTTGTATATGCCTTTTCAATATCATTATCTTGTACCATCTTTATAAACCAATCTTGTGTTTCATCTACTTCTTGACCCCACACTTGATTAACTAAGTTTTTATAAGGTTGCACAATATCATTGTAAGTTAAAGTTGGATTTGTGTAATTACCAAACATAGCAAGTCTTTGTTGTTCTAAATAAGATTTAAGTTGTTGTTCTGCATCAGGATCAGACCTTAATAATCCTGCTTTTTCTGCAATCTCTGTATCACTAGCACTACCAAGAGAAGGACCTAAATATCTTCTGTATAAATCTGTAACAGTTTTTTCTCCTACAGATAATCTATCAAGAGTTCCTACGCCTACACCTTCTATAAAGTTCACCATACCTGTATCTCTTGTACCTGGTTTGTAAGGATCAGCAAGTAATGCTACCTGTTGGTCTGTATATGTTTGTGTCCACATACCTGTAACTGCTTTGTCTGCTACCCAATTAACTAACGCATCAGGTGGACTTGCAATACCATTTGCTTCCATAGAAGCTCTAACTTCTATCTGTTTATCTTGTATGTCTTGTTCAGCTTGTGCTGGTTGTGTTAATACAGTTGTAAGCCAAGTTTTTTGTTGTGTTGTAGATTTTTGATACCAATCAGAACTTTCATATCTAGTTTGTGTTTCTTCTGGTGTAAATTGCTCTAATGCTTGTTCTGCTAAAAACTCTATAGCTTCTTGTTGATAAGTAATACCTGTATTAGGATTTATCTCTGTATCTGCTAACCAAGGATTAATTCTTTTACCAGCTTCAAAATTTTCTACAAATCTTATAAATGGGTGTTCTACATCATCAGTAAGTTCATCTGTTCCACCTACAATTATTCCATATTGATTTAAGCTATCTACAGATGGCAAACTAATATTTACATTGGGTGTTGCACCTTCTGTTAATAAACCAGCTTCAACCAAATCATTACCTAATACTTCATAAAGCATATGTATTGGCTCACCTGTGTATAACTGACCATATGCACCAGGAACTTCGTAAGCTAAAAATAACTTTTCTCCTGCTTGTATTGTTACTGCATTTTTAGGTATGTTGCTAAAATCATTTAATGTTTCTGTTACAAGTTGTGCTTCATCTTCTACTGCATCTGCTGTTGTATCTGCTGTTGCATCTGCTGTAGTTGCCATAGCTTCTGCAACTTGAAATGGTGCAGAGCCATCTCTTTTGTCTGAGGAATATAATTCTATTGTTTCGTAATCTACAGTATCTTCTACTAATACATTTATGTCATCATCACTTATATTTTCTGCTGTTTTAAAATCTGTCCATATAGAGTTTTTATTACCTATTGGTCTAAAATCATCATCTAATATATCGTTAAATTCATCTTCTGATCCTGCACTTTTAAAAGAACCACCTTTTTCAAACAGAGCATATCTTTTACCACCAAGCTCTATTATGTTAGAACCATCTGTATTCCAATCTCTTGATATTTCTTGTGTAACAGTTGGCGTAGTTGCTGTTGTATCTTTTGGTGTTGCTAAATCTAGTAGTCTAGGAAAATCAGCACTAAGAGCAGCAAAGTCTGCATACTTGCTTTGTTCAAACTCTGATTTATCTACACCATTAAACTCATCTAAATCCCAACCCCATATTGCATCAGCAGGTTTATCTGTTTCTGTAGTTGTTATCCAACTATCTCCTTGTCTTGCCCAATAAACTGTTTCAGGTTCTGGTGTTTCTGTTGCTGTTGCATTAACTGCTTGTTGTACTGCATTTAAAATAGACTGATCTACTATGTCAGAACCTTCTATAAACTCTGCTATTTCTGGAGATATAACTTCTTCTGTACTTACATCTATTACACCAAGTTCATCAAGAAATTCAGAGAAAAATCCAGCTGTTTCACTTGTATCAAATGTTTGTTTTATGTTATCTACAATATTATTTGCAATTAAAGTAACTTCTCTACCTTTTTTTTCTACCCAGTTTTTAGCTATACCTATCCATCTAGCTGCTGCTCTACCAGATTCTTCTTTACCTTCTTCTCTGCCATAATACGCATTTGCTTCAGCCCAATCGTAATCAATAATGGCTTGTGATATAATATTATTAACATCTTGGAACTGTTCATATTTACCTGAATTTTCTATTAAGAATGGTGTGTTTACAATAAATTTAGATAAATTATCCCATTCTTCACTTGGTGTCATATTTAACCAAGTATTTATTAAGTCGGCAAATACAGTTTTTTCATCATATCCTAATGCTGATCCTGCTCTTACCAATTTATTATATGCTTTACGAACTAAAGGTTTGTCTGGTGTTAATGCACCTAAAACTCCACCGACTTGTACATCTGCTGCTGTAAGCAAAGACATAGGATTTTTTAAATATCTCTGATACGCTTCTTCTTGTTTTAAATTATTTTGATTTTGATTAGTAGTTGTTTGTGTTGTTTGTGTTGTTTGTGTTGGTGGAGTAAAATTAGGTATTGTTAAACCTGCTTGATATTGCATTTGCCAAGTAGAATTATTAGGTTTATACGCAGTCCAATGTGTAATACCTTTTTTAGTGTTCATTAATTCAACTGCTATTGTCATATTGTTGTCAGGGTTTGATAACCAAGTTGCAACTGCTAACTGTGTTGCATCATCTAAATCATAAAAGTTTTTATTAGATATAGCATTTTGTATGCTTGTGTCAGTCTTATCTATACCCATTTTGTCTAATATGCTACTTAAATGCACATCAGCATTTATCTGTGTTAAACCAAATGATGGCTCTGCTTTACCAGATCTGTTATCTATGTCTTGATTAGTAGCAGCAAAACCTGATTGCACAGTAGCAAATAAACTAGATTCTCCATAAAATGTTGCATACAATACTGCTAATTTATTATCCTGTCCTATCTTTTGATTTATTGCATCAGGAAAATATTTTTGTAATAACTCAATTACTTCTTCTGGTGATTTTCTATCGCCTTTTTGTATTATTTTATCAGCCATTACTCTATACTAGCCCTCAATCTATTAACTCTTGTTTTATATTTTGCATCTTCCATAGAACCTGCTGCCTTTGGTACTTGTGATTCAAAATCTGATTGTGTGTTTATAGGAAGTTTTTTTCTAGGACCATTACTTATACCACTTGATACTGCATCTAATACTGTAGCTGCTTCTTTATTTACTGTTTCAGTAGCATCATATGAACCACTACCTTCTCCACCAAAATTTGGTATATTTAATGCTTCAACATCTTCATCTACTTTTGACATCATCTGCATTTGTTCATTGTAATTCTGCATAGTTTTATTAACATATTGTTCTATAGTTGTACCTGTAGAATCTTTAAGGTTTTTTATAGAATCAAAACCATTTTCTTTTGCTAAAAACGCTGTAGTTCTACCTGCAAAATGTGCAACTGCTGCAAGTTCCCAAGAACCTAAATCATTATAATGTTCATTAAACCAATATTTAGCAACAGCATCTTGTACTGCTGGATCTTTAATGTCTGCACCAGGATAACCTGCTTCTGTTGAATACCAATCCCACCATTTAGGAACAAATTGATATGCACCATAAGCACCACTTTCAGAATTACCTTGTTCGTAATCTATTTTTCCACCACCTTCTGTAAGTGCTATTCCAAATCTAAAGGCTTGTAGTTCTCTTGAATCAGCCATATTATCTCCTTGTACCGAGAATAGTACCAAGCATATTGCGACCAGTTGTTTGTATATCAGCGTTTGCTCCTAACCTATCCTTTTCTTTCTGTATTAAATTATTAAAGTTTTCGTATAACCTACCTGTAGGAGATACTTGCTGTAATCCTGTATCTGATACTACACCTTGTATGTCTTTACTTCCTATGTTTCCTGCTTCTAGTTCACTTACAGTAGGTCCAAGAGCCATCTCTGATAACTCTGATTGTTGTTGTGATTGCAAAGAAGCATCATTGTAAAACTTTTCTGCTAATAATTTTAACTCATAACCTTTAGGTTGTCTGTTTAATTCTTCAGTAAATAAATTTCTAATTCTTGTTGATACTTCTGCATAATCTGGTGGTAAATACACAGATACTTCTGATCCACTTGGTAATGGTTCATTTTGATAAAGTAGTAATGATTCATTCCAAGCTATGTTTTTTTCTCCTGTTTTTACACCTAATCTATTTTGTCTGCCTAAAACAAGTGATATAGCAGTTGCAGTTGCAGTATCAAAATCTCCAGGTGTGAATGCACCCCTTGCTAACAAGCCACCTTGTATTAATCTTGCTTGTAAAGAATACAAATCCTCTGTTGGTAAATTTGCAAATATTCTGTACTGATCGCCCTCTTTATAAAAATCTGTTGCTGTTGGTTCTCTAGGTATGTAATCACTTGGCAAACCACCAATAATGTCATCATCACCTAATCCAAATAATGCAGTTATGTCATCTGATTCTACTGATGTGTCCATAATCCCTACTGCTTCTAAAGCATCATTAATTATTGTTGGATCTATATCTTTAATAGTTGCTGCTGCTGTTGCATCTTCTACAGTTGCTTTACTTTTTAACTCTGCAATAAGGTCATCACTTATACTTGTATTACGACCTGGTAATTCTAATTGTTTAACAAGTTCATCTACAAATTTATTTACATCTTCGTTCATTTAAAATCCTAACAATTCAGCATCTGCTACTTCTTCCCTTAATTCGTTCTCTAAGATACTATTGTACAAAGGACCAAATTCTGGGTAATCACTTATAAGTTTAGTCGCTAATTTTCTTAAATATGCTCTTGCTGGTGCTAATTCTCTACTACTTCTTATAGATGTTGGAGAGTAACCTCTGTTAAGTCCTTCAGCTACAATCTTGTCATACTCTTTTCTATACAATCCATAAGCAATAGCAGCATTATTATCTTTTAATTTATCTATAGGAGTGTAATCAGACTTTATCCAACCTTGTGTAAAACTAGATGTACGATCTGGTAGATATGTTTGTCCACCCATTTCCTGTAACAAAAAGTCTGTATCTGGTTTATCCATTTCAAAACCTGCGTTTTGCCCATAACCCCAATACTGTTGCATTAGTTGTGATTGTTTTGTCCATTTAAGCAACTGTGCTGTTTCTGTATTTGTGTTCATTAATGTTGTTCCACCTACAGTTGTGTTACGCAAAAAGTTTTCGTAAGCAATAGAACCTAATAATCTGTTCTTAGCTAATATCCATTGACCTGGTGTTCTAGGTATTAATGTTCCACTATCTAGTGCGTTAAGGTAAGCATCATAACTAAACTCTGCATCTACATCAGTAGGTGTTAAGTAAAATGCAGTAGAACTAAAATCATCATACAAATCTTCATTATCTCTTGCCCATTGTGCAGCAAATACAGTTTGTGGTCTTGCAACAACTGATTTAGATTTTGATGTAAGCATAGCTGTTGGATCTAATCCAAATTCTTTTATAAACCTTGCAGTAGCTTCATAATCATCTCCATCATTAGCTGCTTTGTAATCTCTATATGTATCTGCTAAAGATTCTATAAATAAAGAATTACCTGATTTGTCTGTAACTGTCCATAATGGAGCAGCAGAACCTGAAGGACCTAGTAACTGTGATACACCTCTAATTGCAAATATTCTTCTTGCATATGATGTTGCTAACTCTAATCCTTGTTCTGCACCTTCTGGTGAGCTGTCATCAATAGCACCTGCATATATCAATGCTTTGTATGTATCAATAACTGTATTGTTAAATAACCTATTTAAGTCAGCACTACCTGTTCCACCTTGTTTGTATGCAGAGTAAAACTTTTTAGCCCAGGCAGGAAATGGTGCTAATCCCTCTATAAGATTTCTTGGTGGTGAAAAATCTCCAAATAAAAATTGATTTATAGCACCTTCTTCTGGAAACCTTTCTCTAAAAAAACTAGAAGGAACTCTAATAATAGGTCCTATACCAGGCATAATATCTGCTACTAAATTAATTGATGATATATATACAGGAAACTCTGCTTCTACACCTGTATTTTGAAACTCTGGAAACATATATTTTTGTATAAGTCCTGTACCTGGATATGCAAATACTTCTTCTCCGTTTACAGGGTTTGTATAAAAGAAACCTCTTTGACCTGTTGGATCAGCTAATGGGTTTGGCTCACTACCACTTTGTACTAACTTGTTTACATTTAATAAGTTTTTACCACCTTGTTTTTTTGTAATGTCTGTCCAAGTTTTAAATATTTCAAGATATGCTTCTAAGAATGGGAATGCAAATCTAAGTGAATCACCTATAACAGTTCTTTCTGATATATCATAAAGTAATTTCTTTGTCTGTGTTAAAGCATCAGAAGCTACCATCTTGTCATATAAATTAACATCTGTTATTGCTTCTTTAGGACCTGAATATCCAGCTTTATTTATTTTGTTTAAATAACCTCTTAATTTAGGGTCATACTTTGTAAATTCTTTTAATGATGTGTTTGCTATATTTATCATTTCATCTCTAGCATCTTTGCCTAAAAACTCTATAGTTTCTGATACACGCTTCCAATACAATCTTCTAAAAGCAGGTGATCTGGATAGTTTATTTGTAGGAACTGTCATTAATGTATCAAACAAACTATCTATAGTTTTGTTATATAAACCTTCTCCTTTAAATTGTGGTGCGTACTCACCTCTAGTAATAGAAGGAAGTTCTTTAGTAAATGTTCCTATAAAAGCATCTGCAATTTCATTTTGTGATTCTGTAAATAGTTTTGCCATTTGTGTATATAATTCATCATCAATTTTTCCTTCTACATATTCATTTGCTAAATCTTCAAAAGTTTTAGTACCCATTTTTTTCTCTAATTCATCTAATTGTTTTTGTAATTGTTTTGTTTTTTTCTTTGTTTTTATTTTACTTTTAACTAAAGCAGCAGAATTGTTTAAATTCATTACTTTACCTTTTGGTGTAGTAAATGCTCCTTTAGTAGCTACAACATCTAACATTTTTGTTGATGCTAAATCTTCTACCCAATCAAATGCACTAGCACCTTTGTTTACTACATTTCCACCTAATTGTTGATGTAATGATGCTCTTAAATAATATACATACTCTTTTGCTACAGCATCATCTGTCAATGCTTTGTGAAATGGGTGTGATACATCTCCTACTACTTTTTCTAATCTTGCTCTGTCAGATCCGTTTTTTAATTGGTCAGCAATTTTATCTAAAAATACTTTTTTTTCTAATACTGTTAAGTTTTCTGATTTTTCTATTTTTGCTATTTTTACAGCTATTTCATCATTTATCATTTGATATACAGTTCTAACAACAGATGCGTTATACTCTGTTTGTCCTCTACCTACTGCACCCCATCTAGCACCTACAACAGGTTTTCTTCTAGCTACTCTTACATTATTTATTCCTGTAAGTGCATTGTCGTAAGCTAGGTCTGATGCCCAAGAACCACTAACTGCTTCACTAGGTAATAATGGATCTACACCTTTTCTTAATTTTCCTGTTTCATCTGTACCTACACTTCTACCAAATACTCTTGCAATCATTTGTATAGGAGCATATGCACCATTAGATATACCTCTGGACACTAATCGTAATTGTTCTTCACCAATTACCTTTACTGTCCAAGCTGGTTTTAATAATGCTAATGGCTTAAATATATCAGAGTTATACCAATCTAAAAATCTAACAAATGATTCGCTATTTTCTCCACCTACTTTATCTACAAGTTTTGTCATATTGCCACGAATTTTTGTTGTCATTTGATTAGATGCTTTAATTACTTGATTAAGCTCTGGTAAAAATATATTGTTGTTTAATTGTGTAGAAAACAATGCTCTACTTATTTCATCTGCTGTTGTTCCAGGAACACCATTAGATATTAATGTATCTGATTTAACAAAATCTTTACCATTACTAAATAGTCCATATTTGCCTTTATTCATATCTGCTGCTATTTCTGCATCATCACTAAATTGTCTTGTTACTTTAGTTGCTGCCTTTGCTACAGATTCACTTACGCCAGAATTGACTAATGCTAATCTAAAATCTTGTTCTAACCAATTAGCAACGACATTAGCTAATTTCATATTTATATCTCCACCCTCGTTATAAACATCTATAGTTTTATTTAATAATTTATTAGCCAATGATTGACCATCTTTTGAACCTGCTGTACCTCTTAAAAATGCTTTAGATTGCAAACTAAATCTATAAAGATTTTTAAGTACATCTTGTGGATCGTTTGCATCTATTAATCTTCCATAAGAAGGAGCAAACTGTAATTTTAATCTTTGTTGTAATCCATTTCTACGCACTACTTGTGGAACATACATATTAGTTGCTTCTATCAATCGTGAGCTACCAACATTATTAGCTTTATCTAAACCTTGTCTAATAAATAAATCATCTTGCAAAAAGTTATCTAATAATTTTTCTGCTTCTTGTCCGTACTCTTTAACAGGTGTACCTTCTTTAAGTTTTTTAAGATCAGCAAAAAATTGTGCATCTGTAATAGATTCTTTTGTTTTTGTAATTATTTCAAATGGATTATCTGCATTATCCCAAAGTAATTTTTTAAATTTTGCACCTTTACTACCAGCAAGATATGCTTGTAATGTTGGTCCGTGAAATGTACTTCTTATGCCTCTTGTAATAACACCTGCATCATCTAATCGTTCTGCAACTGCAAATAATTTTCTAGCATCTTTTATTTTACCTACACCTAATGTTGCCCAGTTTTCAGGAGATGCTAATTGAAAACCAAAGTCTAATGCACCTGTAATTGTCTGTGCTTGTTTAGTTCCTGGTTCAAATAAATCATATCCACCAAATTCTTGAAATACTTTTCTACCAGGAGATACAGAAGGGTTTAATCCTGCATTTTTAAATTGCTGACCTAACTCTCCTTGAAACTGTATTATGTTTTCTGCTGCTTCTCTTGATTCAACATCTATCTGTGTTCCTAAAACTTCTTGTAAAACATACTCTCTTGCATATATTGGGTCGTGTCCTGCTGCTATAAGTTTTTTATATTCCTCTGTATCAGAAGGATCAGTAGATAACTTTAACCAACCTCTACCTAAATCAAAGTTTTCATCTGACCTTATTGCTTCTAATATTTTAGGTGTTCGTAATGTTCCTTTAATTGCTTGTTTATAAGCATCACTAAATGACATATCTGGGTTTTGATCTTGTAATTCTGCTGCTCTTGCAATAGCTGGAGCTAATGCTTCGTATATATCAACAAATCCTGTTACTAAACCTCTTGTAGTAGGTTTTAATATGTTATCTATAGGACTTCCTATAAATTGAAAAAATCTATTATTTTTAACTTCATTAGCTAATGGATTTTCACTAACAAATCTTTTTATATTATTAAATTTTTGTTCTGCTTGTAACTCTACTTTTTTAGATATTTGTTCTAAATTAATATCATCAAAACCTATACCTATTTGTGCAGCAGCAGCTACTACGCTAGGTGGTAAATTAGGATAATTATTAGCAATCTGTGCTGCTCTTTGTGCCTGTTCTTGTGATACTACTGGTGATATTTTTTCTTGTGTTTCAAATTGTTCTTGAAAATTATCATCATATAAGTCATCATCAAACCCAAAATTTTTAATTGCCATTAGTCAAAATCCACCAACTGAAGTAATGCAGTATCTCCTGTCATAACATACATTTGATATAACAAATCATTTACATTTTGTTGTGGTGGTTGAGCAGGACCTACACCAGGACCAAAATCTAATCCTGCTGTAACAGGTTCTGTTGGTCTTTGTGTTGCACCAAATACATCTACATTAGGCATTGGTCTAGCTGATCTTGGTTGTGCTTGTGGAGTACTGTCTTTTGGTAATGGTGCAGCTTGTTGTTGCTCTGTTAATGCTTTTTGCTCACCATAATCCATACCAGGTATTCTACGAACTGCCTGTGTTGTATCGCTATAATTTCTTGCTGGTGGTGGTACATTAGTATTTCTACCACTAACACCTCTGTTACTAGAACTCCTCGTTGCCATCTTGCTCCTCATCATCATCAAAAAACATAAAAGTAGAACTTATAATCATATATCCAAAAGGAAAAGCAAGTGGTGGCATTTGATCTCTAAACATTCTTGGTTGTAGTACTTCTTCATCTAGCAATATGTCATCACATTTTTCATCAACATCATAAAGTGAGTTATGTACTATTTCTGCAAAATCACTATTAATTGACATTATCCACCCATACCTTGTAATAGTTGTGCTATGCCTGGTGGTGGACCTTGTGGTGGCAAAGCCTGTCCACCAAGCAATTCTTGTTCTGCTGTTGGTATTTCTGGTTCTTCTGCTGTAAAGAACTTATCTAAGATATTTTGCATATCATCTGGATTCTTTCTTATCTGCACAACAGCCATAGTTGCCTTTGGATCACCCTGTTGGGCTTGAGCTAATAATGTATCAAAAAGTATTTTATCTGCTTTTTCTTTTGTAATTCTACTGTTTACAGTTGTTAGGTTATCTAACCCATCAAGATTTTCTTGTAGTGTCTGTGTGTCTATGATACCTGCTTGAAGTAATTGCAGCCCTGTTACAATTTTCTGTGGCTCATCATATCCAGCCATAGCACCATAAACTCTGCGTGTTTTGTATGCACCTTGTATATCTTTTTCTGGGTCATACTTTTCACTAAAAAATTGATTGTTGTAATAACCAGATAAGTCTTTAGCTTGACCACCATACATTTTCTGATCCCACTCTAATCTTTTAGCATCAATCATTTCTATAGCATCAG